TCTGTAAATGTTGGAATTAATGCAATTGTCTAAAGATATAATAAAGCTAAGTAATGAGATTAATACTGAGCTAGAGAAGGTCATGAACTCTAATAAGAGAGCTGCGCAACGAGTGAGAACAAAAAGTATCGAGCTAGAGAAACTGTTTAAAGCTCATCGAAAATTGTCTCTTGAAAAGCTAGGATTTGATAAAAAAGATAATTAATTCTTGATTTTTCTTGTTGTTGTAGAGTACAACGTAAAGAAAAAGAGGGTTGAATTATGGCTAAAGTAATTAAGAAAGAAGAAGTTAAAGCAAGGAAGGTAGTTAAGCCTAAAAAAAGATTGAAGAAAGCTAACCCCGTTGGGCGACCTATAAAAGATATTGATTATGATCTTCTCGATGAATGTTGCTTTATTCATTGCACTGGCGAAGAAATTTGCAACTTGTTGGGAATGAGTTACGAGAGTTTAAACGAAAAGCTTAAGAAAGAAAGGGGCGTTAATTTTTTGGAGTATTTTGCTGAAAAGTCTGCAGGCGGTAAGAAATCGCTAAGAAGGAGACAATATCACCTTGCCCAAGATAATCCGACAATGGCAATTTGGGTAGGCAAGAATTGGCTCAAACAGGGCGAGATGAACACGGATTTTATCTATGAGAAAGCTAAAGCGGAAGCCAAGGGAAAGCTCGACGCTTTGAAAGAAAGCGCGGGAGAGAATTCAAGCGGCGCGCTAAATCAATACATAGAACAGCAAATAGATTCGTTGATAGTGCCTAAGTAGATGTAAAGCGGCTTTACACTCTGCTTAGGTGTCTTTGATTCATAGCAGTGAAAGAGGACTCAGTATTATTAACTTTAATGCCTTTAATTGTTGAGTCTAAGGACTTTAAGCCATATCGGAGGGCGTCTAAACAATTATGTACTAGTATTCCGTTTGCAAAGAATTCAGGATAATTATTAATCGTTAGGTTATAAACTTCTACTGATTTTATTTGTGCATTTGATTGAACATGTCTTTGTTTTATTATATTTGTTTGTGAGATATCGTTTATTACATATAACACATCTTCTAGGCTCGTTATCAACTCCAGACGCTCTTCTCCATGCAGATTTACATTTATTCGAACAAAAACGGCTTGTTGCTTTTTTGTTTGTTTCGTAATCGTTTCCACAATGTTGGCACTTATATATTTCTTTAGTGACTTTTCCAAGAGATGTTTTATATTGTTCTTTATGCCATTCTTTACCCTCTTTGCTTTCGTGCCATTCTTTTGCAAGAGGTCTAATTTTATTAATCCATTCTCTTCTAGCTTGTATTTGTTTTTTAGTAAGATTGTTTTGATGAACTCTTTGATGTTCCGTTGTTCCAAGCAATTCAAGGTTACTAATTTCATTGTTTGAGGTATTTTTGTCGATGTGATGAACATTAAACCCTTTTGGTATTTCTCCGTTATGGAATCTCCAAACATCTCTATGGATATATCCATATCCTTGTTCCGCGTTACCTTGTCCGCATCTAAAATATGTTCTATCCGATAGGTCCTCTGATTTTGGATATCTTCTATACTTAACTTTGTTGAATATTTGTTCTTCTGATTGCATAAATCCATCTCTTCTTTATTAATTAAAAGAATATCGTAACGCATCAAGTCTTTTATTTCAACAAAACCTCTATTTAATGTGTAAAATCTATGCCCATCTGTTGATGAAAATCTTTTTCCTAATATATCATAATTTATTACATCTGCTTGGTGCTTATGTGTTAATAAAACATCTTGATAGCCATACCGTGTAAGTACTTTATCACCTGCTACTATGTCTTCTATGTTTATTAAACCGTTCTCTGTTGTTATCTTTGTCCCTGCGGTAAAACAATGATCATTATCTTTGTTTGGTTTCTCAACTCCGCGTTGTGCTGCTTTGTCGTCCCAAGTGTAACTTTGGAATTCATGTATTAAGTTAGTGCAACTATTACAAACTTTAAGAGTACCGTTTTGAATATAATCCGCTACTAGTCTTATGCCATCCAAAACAGAGTTGTCTGCGTCAACAATGTTTCTTATACCTATGCTAAAGCACTCATATTTAAAACTCGCTGCTGATGGGTCAATATTAATGCTCTTAACATAGAAGCCATTAACAAACTCAATTAAGTCTTTAGCATATTCTGAATCTGTCTTCTGTCTCATTGTTGTTCTAGAGCTATAATAATATTCTTTTTCAATCCAACAGTTTGGATAAACCAGCGGATTATATCCAATCATTATAAAAGAAGTAGGGTTCGTTGTTCCATAGTCCACGCCGACCGTGTAAAAGTTTCCTTGTGCAGGTGGCTTTGGTATACAGTGCAAGTTTTCATCAAAGAAATCGTATACGGTTCCCTCAGCTAGTACCCATTTTCCAAGAATAAATCTATCATAATACAATCCTGTAAATTCTTTTTTTAATGACTCTTTGTAGTCTTCTTCAAGGCTTGGATTGTCATCGAGATAGAACTCAAACACTTTCGCGTTAAGCTCTTCTGCTCTATCAATATAATTAACTTTAAACCAGTGTTTGGGGTTTTCAGGGTTTGTAGTCGATAATAGCTTTGCCCCTTTCTTTGATAGTCTAGATAATAGCATAGTAAAGAAGTTCTCAGGGATTAGCGTTACTTCATCGACTAACGCACCGCCGAAACTTGAGCCTCTTATCTTTCCTTCCGCTCTATCGTCGTTAGCCCCAATCACATGTATTTTACGATTATATAACATTATCTCACGATTACCGATGCTATATTTACAGTCGTCGCCTACAAGGTTTTGCATTTCGCTAATAACATTACGCTTTAATGCTCCTTCCGTCTTTCCAATAATTACGAAGTCGCCCTCAATCGTTTTATCTGTACATAGCTGCATAAATCTAATTAAGGCACTGAATGATTTGCCACTCCTAACGCTTCCTGTCCAGAAATTCAATCTTGCCGTGCTATCTCTTAATGCTATTCTTTGCTTATCGCTCAGGTTGCCTAGTTTCATTATTACTCTCTTTTTTTCGGTTTCAACCGAATATAATTAACTTACGAGTATTAAACAACAAATAATATATTGAAACTTTAACATCTATCAACTACATTAAAAATAAAAACACAGGTTTATAATGAGAAATAAGAGCGAAGAAAAAATAAAACTATACGACGAACTTTATAAGGAAGCAAGTGAGGAATGGAACTCTTTTTATATCCAAGCTTACAGAGACATGAGTTTTATGTCAGGAAACCAGTGGAAACAGTCAGACAAGCAAGAATTAAACTTGCAAGGTCGTAATGCTTACGTTTTTAACAAGATCAGAACAATAATAAACCAAATCTCAGGCTATCAGAAACGCAATAGAATGTCATCAGTATGTCAGCCAAGGGAATACAACGATTATCCTAGCTCAGACTTTATTACAGATTTGTTGTTGTATACTATTGAGAAAAGCGACGGTTATAACGTGTTGTCGAATGCTTTTGAAGGTGCGTTAGTAACAGGAATTAATTTGATAAGTTTATGGATGGACTACACACAAGACCCAATTAACGGAGAAGTAAAGATAACAAGAGACCCTTATAATTCTTTTATATTAGACCCAAGTTTCACTAAAATCGACTTATCAGATTGCGGTTATGTCATGCGGCGCAGATACGTAACTAAAGACACTGCTAAAACACTAGTGCCGAACATGTCTAGCTTTATAGATAATGTTGTTCCAAGCGCTAAAGATAATAAGTTTGGCTACATGAATTACGCTAGACGCGGAGAAGATAGAGGTTTATTAAGATACGATGAGTTTTGGGAGCGCACAACAGTAAAGAAATATTTAATAATTGACCAAAGAAACGGACAATCAGACAAGTGGAATGGAACTAAAAAAGCATTAGAAGAACTTAAAAAAGAATATCCGTTCATCAAGTCTAAAGCAATTCACGATCCGACTGTAAGACTAAATGTTATATTAGAAGGTGAACTAGTATACAGCGAAATTGACCCTTACGGCACTGGTGATTATCCGTTTGTGCCTGTTATTGGCTATTATACCCCCGAATATGACAACTTCAACTACAAGTTACAAGGAGTTGTTAGAGGGCTTAGAGATTCACAAGAAGAGCTCAACATGATGCGATCTAAAGCCTCCGACGTTATAAAAGCTCAGGTAAATAGCGGATGGATGGTAAGAGAAGGAAGCGTTAAAAACCCTGCTGATTTATACAGGACTGGGCAAGGAGTGGTAATAGAGCGCTCAATGGATTCACAACCCGCCGACGTACAGAAAATACAAGCCTCCGAGGTCTCACAATCATTATTATCTATGATATCAGACCTAGAAGGTCAAGTTATGAGTTTAGCTGGAGTAAGTGAGGAGTTGATGGGCTCGGCTGAAGGCGGTAACACTCAAGTGAGCGGAATACTGGCGAAGCAACGAGCATATAACAGCGTTACTACACTACAAGGTTTGTTCGACAATCTAAACACGGCACAATCTATCGTTAGCAAGAAAATCGTTAAGATGTTGTTAGCTAATTGCACTGTAGAGAAAGCAATGCGTATAGTAAACAAAGAAATACCTCAGGAGATGTTAGATATGTCTTCTAATCCTCCGACTTTTAACAAAGATGTCGCTAAATATGATATTGTTGTAGCTGAAACCGCGCTTACAGATAATCAAAAGAATTTGGCTTACATGCAAATGCTTGAAGCTAGGAACATGGGTATTGCTATACCTGATCGTGCAATAATAAATGCTATGCCAATATCAGATAAAGGGAAGCTCATGGAGGCATTTGAAGAAGAGCAACAACAAGCACAAGAACAAGCACAGAAAGTTGAAGAATTAGAAGCGATGAATAAGAAGCTTAACAATGCTAAGATCTACAGCGATATTGCACTTGCAGAATCTCGACTCAAAAGAGGAACGGCTGAAGACGCACTAGCAATAGAGAGAATCTCCGAAGCTAGAGAGAATGTTTCTAAAGCTCAGCTCAACAACTTAGAACTTATCGAGAAGATGAAAGGCATGCGTCAAAGTCAGTTAATTGAGGCTCTTGATTTCATTAACATGAAAGAACAAGAAAAGATGGACAACGATAAACAGTATATTGAAGGAGAGTACCAACAGTCTTCATCTAGAGTTGGAGCCAGTCTTGCAGAGCAGCCGCAACAACAACCGCAACAACAACAACAACAACAACAACAACAACAGGAGCTTGTTTAATGGTACAACGAATTGGGGAAACAAGGGAATACATGGCTAACGAACTTTTAACCAATACAATACACAAAGCTATTGAGAAGGCTAAAATCGACAAACCAAATCTTAAGCAGTACTATATCTTTATCACTTCTAAACTTGATGCTTTTAATAAAGGTGTAATACGACAAGCTTTAAAAATAAGCAATGTAAAGCCTCCCAAGCTCATAAACTCAATGTGTTTTTATGTTGATACAACGCTTGGGAAGTTAGAATGTGAGTGGGTTTTGCCTATCGATACCAATGCCCCTGATGCTCTCATAGGAACAGAAGAAGCGAAACTTGTCTATAATAGTATTGCAGAATAATCAAGCTTTGTATTAAAAAGATTTGTATAGCGTTTAGCTATAAAAAATAAAGAGTAATGTAGAGCCGTCATCTACCTAAACCAAAGGACGTTAAATGGATAATGAAGAAGTTCGCGAAGAACAAAACACGGTCGAAGAAGCTCAGGTCGACGCTGAGGAAAGTCAACAGGATAAAAACTGGTCTAAAGCTAGAGAGTCCATGGCAGAACAAAGCCAGACCATTCAAGCTTTAAAATCAGAGCTTCAAAATTTAAGGGATATTAGCAATCAGAATCAACAGCAACAAAATGATGTTGATGATGATGATCTAATAACAGCAAAAGATCTTAAAAAAGCGTTATCTGAAAAGGATAAATCTTATAAAGAAGAATTGCTAGAGCTTAAAGCGAGGGCGAAATATTCCGACTTTCAAGAAGTATTAACAAATTATGGAAAAAAACTTCCTGAAGCTGTTCGAAAAGCTGTAATGAGTTCTGAAGATCCTTTTACGTCGGCGTACGAGGCGTGTAAGTCATCTGCAGACTATTACAAGGATAAAATATCCTCATCGCAACACACTTTTGCTAAGAAGATTGACGAAAACCTGAGCAAGCCAGCGAGCGCAAGTTCGGTAGGCGGCGCTGGTGTAGTCAGCAAGAACAATATCTATAAAGATATGTCTTTAGCAGAAATTAGAGAGATGTCGAATAGAATATCTTCAGGCGGATAAACGGAGATTTAAAAAATGGGTATTACAACAACTTCAGAAATTGATGCTGGCGTAAGTAATTACTATGATAAAATGCTTTTAGCGTTCGCAGAGCCGAAACTTATTCATATGAAAGGTGCTCAAATGCGTCCAATTCCTTCTAAAAACAGTAAGCAAATCAAGTGTAGAAGATATTCTAAATTTGCTACTGCTACTTCACCTTTAGTTGAGGGTGTTACTCCTTCAGCTCAAGCGTTAAGCAAGACTGATATCACATTGACAGTAAGCCAGTATGGTGCATATGTAGTTATCACTGATATGGTAAAATATACTGTAGAAGACGATGTTTTGAATGAAGCTGGAAAGCTGCTAGGAGCTCAGATGGGTGAAACTATGGACGAAATCGTTCGTGATGTTTTAGATTCTACATTATCATCAACTAATTGTGTCGCTGGACAGAACGGCGGAACCCCTACTGAGTTAACTTATTCAGATATTATGGGAGTTGTCCGTACACTTAAGAGTGCAGACGCTAACTTCTTCACACCAGTAGTTAAAGGTGGAAGTGGTCAAGGTACTACTCCAGTTCGTCCTTCTTACTATGCTTTCGGTCATACTGACTTAATCAATGACTTAGAAGCTTGTGACAAGTTCGTTAATGTATCTAATTACGCTAATTCTGGAGTTGCAGACGACGCAGAATGGGGTTCTGTTGGTAACACTCGCTGGATGCTATCTTCTGTCGGCAAAGAGTCTGCTGGTACTTACAGTTCATTCATTTGCGGTGAAAATGCGTATGGCGTGACAAAATTGGACGAAGGCATAGTCGATAATATATATTTGGAGCCAGGTCGCGGTGACGATCCATTAATGCAGAGAAGCTCTCTCGGCTGGAAGTCGATCTTTGCTGCAAAAGTGCTTAATGACGCTTGGATAGTGAAAATTAATTCCACATTAGCTAACTAATACTATCAAGTATTCTACTAGTAAAGCCTCCTTCTTGGGGGCTTTTTTATTGTCGCTATACTTTGCAGCTTGAAACAAAATCAACAATACATTAACATAAAGTCTTATCATATTATTTAACTGTTTTGGTTGAATTTGTTTTGTTCCTTTAACTAGGTTTCGGTGATGATTATTTGCTTGTTGTTTCAGACCTCCAAGCTTCTAATTATCGCCGTTTTTTTTGTTTAAAATTAAAAACTTTAATTTAAAATTGCTATGATGTAATGTGGGGATAACAACCCTAGGAGGGATTAATATGTTCAAACAAAAATTTACATCAGCAGGCACAGCAAAAACAATCAAAATAGGTTTTGTTCCTGAAACAATCGAAGTAACAAACGCAACTAAATGGGCTACAGACGGCACCGTTGTTAAGTCTATTTTTCACAAAGGAATGGCTGAAGGCTATGCACTAAACGAAATCGCAGACGATTCAGGAATCAACCGTAGCATTTCAACATCAGACGGATTTACAATGTCAGAAGGTGCAGACTTTAGCGTTAATCAAAGTGCGGTGAGTGCAATCACTGCCGCTAATCCTCCAGTTGTTACTGTTGCCTCAACAACAGGTTGGGCTAGTGATAATGTAGTAAGACTAAAGAACATTTCAGGAATGACTGAAGTATTAAACAAAGACTTCAAGATAACCGTTCTTAACTCAACTACTTTTTCATTACAAGATATGCAAGGCAACGACATTGACGGTTCAGCATATACAGCATATACAGCTAGTGCAGATGATGCAGCAGTTAACTTAAGCTTAGATGTTGAGAATGATGGCGGCGTAGAAGTTACTTTAGGTACTAATATTGTCGGCGTTAGCTCAGATATCATGTATATCGAAGCTAGATAATTTTCTTAGGGGGAGAAATCCCCCTGTTTAACTAAAAAAAGAGGTATGAGATGAAGAAAGAAGAGCAAAAAGAAATAAAAGAACTTAAGAAAGAGATTAAGAAAGAAAAAGATATTAAATATCTAGTTAAGATCACGAATTTAGAAGACCGTGGCGAAAGCTCGCAGTTTTTCTTAGAAGGAAAATATTACGACTTGCCAGATGGAAAAGAAGCAAAATTGAAAAAAGAAGTAATCGATCATTTAAATAATATTTTTTTAACTGAAACAAAAGTTAAAACGGTCAACGGTGAAATGGAAAAAGAGAGAATACAAAGAAACAGAGTTCTCTGTTCTGTAATAGAAAAAATCGAGGAATAAACAATGTCTAGATGGGCTTTTGCAGATATCAAAAGAAAAGTAAGACGGTTAACTGGTAGACAGTCAGAGAGCGAGATGTCAGAGACACTTCTGAGCGACTACATAAATAAATATTATGTTTATGATTTTGCTAAAGAAGTAATGCCACTGGAACTCAAGACTTGGTTTGAGTTCACTCTTACTATTGATGTCGCTGAGTACACTCTAGACTCTTTAAATTTTAATGATAACTATATATCAATCAATAACCCTATACTTTTAAGCACTTACAATATTGCTCTATACACATCACCAGCTATCTTTTCTATAAAATATCCAGACATAGACAATCCTCAATCAGGATTTCCTGAAGCTGTACTATTATATGACAATAAGTTAACTTTTAGCTGTCCTCCTAGCGCTGATTATCTAGACTTTAAAGCTGCTGCAGTAATAAGACCTGAAGAATTAGTCGACGACACAGACCTCCCGATTAGCGAGGATTTTGGGTCTGTTATATCTTACGGAGCATCCATAGAAATACTAGAAGACAACGGAGAGTTAGAGTCGTTGCAACTAATATCGTCTATGTATGAAAAGCATAAATTAACGCTAATGCGTAAATTTCATATGCAAAATATAAATCAAAGAGCATATCCAACATTTTGAGGTAAACGATGACATATAGAAAAGCAATACCGTTAGCAACAGAGAGACCGTCTGTTTCTCAACCGAAGATCAAAGAGAACTTCACACAAATTAATGATCAGTTCGGCGTTGATCACACAGAACTTGAAGAATCTACACAACAGGGCAAGCACAAGAAAGTCACACTTTATGAGCAAGCAACAGACCCTACAACAGTATCAGATGAAGTAGCGATCTACTCAAAAGAAGGCGATAATGGAACTGAATTATACTATAGAAAAGAAAGCGATGGAGAAGTTCTAAAGCTAGTAGGATTAAAAGTGCTCGCTATATGTTCGGCTAATCTAAACGGAACTTTGATCAACGATAAGTTTAATGTTTCGGCGTGCGGTATAGTTTCTGCGGGAGGAAATTCAACAACATATAGAGTAACTTTTGCTACAGCTATAGGAAATACTAACTACGGCGTATCGCTAACGCAAGCTAACGGTTTAACAGCTGTAGGTATTATCAATGTAGCATCAAAAACATCAAGTTACATAGATATATCTTACGACAGCATAGGAAAAGGCGTAAAGCGTGCTGGTTTTGATATGTTCGTATATAAGGTTTAATCATGGCATACACACCACTATTTATCACAGATTTCAAAGAAGGTTTAGTAAAAAACAAAGAACAGTTTTTGTTACCTAACGACGCTTTTGCAAATATAGAAAATGCGTATATCTGGCGTGGTGTGATAACAAAAAAGAATGGTTATTATAGCTTAGGCTTCTTGGATCGCAAGTTAATAGACCAAGTGCTAGGAAACGCTATAGCAGGAGAATTCACAGGAAATATAGTAACAATATTAAGCTTAGAAGACACGGCTACTATACCATGCGGAAGTGGTGCTACAGCAGACTTAACTATTGTAGTAGACAGCGGTGGAGCAAATGAAGAGACATTTACAGAGCCTGTTGTATCTAGCGTTATCGTACCAGACGGCACACTCGTTGGTACAAATGGCGGTACAGGTACAATTAATTATTTAACTGGTGCAATAACTCTTTCATCAAGTGCAACTTGGACAACAGAAGAAGTAATAATTACATTTAGATACAGACCTACTCTACCGATAATGGGAATGATAAACCCAGAGCTAGAGGCAGTAAACGCTGAAGAACTCATAGTTTTTGATACTAAATACGCTTATAAATACTCTACTACAGCTAAACGCTTTTCAGAATTGCTTGTCGGAACAACATGGACAGGTACATCAACAGACTTCTTTAATCACATTAACTACTCTAAGAACAACAACGGCAAGCTTACTTTTGTCACAAACTTTAACATAGACGATCCGATCCGCTATTACGACACAACAGCTTGGACAGATTACAAACCCTTAGTTAGCTCGACTCAATACTTACATCAAGCACGTTGGCTACTACCGTTTAAAGGTCGTATGCTTGCATTTGATACATACGAGGGCGTAAGTACTGCAACATCTACTAATTACTTCAACAGATTGCGTTATTCGTGGGTTGGAGAAATTACAGACGCTACAGCATGGCGCAGTGATATCGTCGGAAAAGGTGGATATATTGATGCTACAACAAATGAAAAGATAGTAAGCGTAAACAGAATTAAAGACACAATCATTGTAGGCTTTGAGCGATCTATGTATGTTTTAAGATACACAGGCAATGAAATACTACCGTTCGTATGGGAAAAAGTTAACTCAAGATTGGGCATAGATTCGCCGTTTTCTACTATAGAGTTTGATAAAGGTGTAATAGGATTCGGTCATACTGACTTGGTAACAAGTAACGGTTATGATGTACAATTAGCAGATATTAAGATACCAGACTTTATAGAGAGTGTAGAAAATGATAATGATGGTCATCTAAAAGTGCATGGATACTATGACCAGTACAAAAAGCTATGTTACTTTACTTATGCTAGAGCAGGGAGAGGGAATATATATCCAGACAGAGTGTTATGTTTCAATCCTGAGAACGATGCTTATTCTATTTTAAAAGATAGATTTTCAGTGTTCGGCAAGTGGCAACCTTTTGACGATGCCATTTGGAGTGATTTAGATTATTTTACTTGGGAAGAGTGGGAGACACCGTGGGGACAGTCTAGCTTAACATCACTATTACCGCATATAGTTTCAGGAAATCATCAGGGCGCTGTTGTAGTATATAACGATATAAATACTAATCTTAATGCACCTTGCCAAATAATTACAGCAGTAGGAGAAAGTAGTATTACGGCTCCTGACCACGGATTAGATAACGGAGATTTTATATACATAAAAGGAATTATCGGCAAAGGTAGTGAGCTAAACGACAATATTTATAAAGTGTCGATATCAGGCGATGAGCTAACTCTATTCGGATTAATCGATGGCGCATTTATTGGATCTGAAATTGCAGACGGAACATATTTAGGTTGTGGTCTATATTCAAGAGTGAATAACATAAATATTAAGTCTAAACGGTTTAATTTTCTCGATTCGGGAGTGTCTACAAAACTTGGTTATATAGACTTTTTATGTGGAAGAACCATCAGCGGAGTGTTCAATGTTAATATATACTCTGGGAATGACTCTGATACGCCGATAAACAGCGATTTAACGGACAGAAGTAATACTGTGACAACTTATACTGGTTTAGACGAAAACACAGCAATAGACAAGGTTATGCGCCGTTTATATATTAATGCTGTTGCACAAAATGTGCAGTTTGATATATCCATTAGTGATATAAATATGGCTACAAAAGCTGTTGTATCATCTGATATAGATATATCAGCGATAACAGTGTGGTCTAGGGGAGAAGGGAGAGTAGTAACATGAGCGACGAACCTAGTAAAGTATTTGAAAGCATATTGCCTACCGACTTTTATTTAGAAGAGAATCCTGCTAATTGGCGTTTGCAATTAATGGACGAAATAAAAAACATCAAGTATGCTCTTAATGATAAAGCAATCGGCAAATATTCAACGCTTGAGACATACACTGGTGAAACTTTTTTTAAGTCAGGTGATAACAATGCAGAGAGGCATTTGTTCCGTAAGGTTGTTGATTTCGGGACACTGCAAGAGGCCGGAGAATATCCGTCTTCGACAAAGTCAGTTGCACACGGAATAGATGTAACAGCTACAACATACTTTATAAATATGTACGGTGTTGCAAATTTAAGTAATAGTACTTTTTTACCATTGCCGTACTATAGTGCTAATGTTTCTTACGGTATCGAGCTTAAAGCTGATACAAATAATGTCACAATAAAAGTGGGCTCAAATGCTTATAGATATTACACAGCTTACATAGTACTAGAGTACTTAAAATATTAAGGAGAATTAAGATGGGATTATTCGGCAGCAAAAGCAGTGAAGAAGAGATAAGAAGACAGCGTTATACTCAACCGCAACAAGATCTATTAAATCAGATTATTGGTGGTTTAGGTGGTCAAGGTGGAGCCATGAGCGGTGGAATGGACTTTATCAAAAACTTACTCGGCGGACAGACAGCCGAAGCGGCAACAGCACCGATGATGAGGCAGTTCAACGAGCAAACAGTACCGCAATTGTCAGAAAGATTTGCTGGTTCAGATGCTTTAAACTCTAGTGCATTCGGTCAGTCTTTAGGATCTGCTGGCGCAGGACTTCAAGAAAACTTATACAACGCAAGAAATCAGCAACAAATGCAAGGGTTACAAGGACTTATGGCTATGCTAAATCCTGCATTAACACAACAGTTTGACTTAGAAGTTAAGAACAAGAAGAAATCATCAAGTGGACTCGGAAAGACCTTGGGAGGTATATTGGGCGGCGCGATAGGCGGTCCTTCAGGAGCTGGAATCGGATCTAGTTTAGGCGGAATGCTAGGTTAATCACAAACAAAAGAGGTTTAAAATGGCTGTATATTATAGAGATGAAGAAGTTGAACCCAGTTTCTTAGAATCGATGTTAAGTTCTGGTCTACAAGCATATCAGCAGAAAAAACAGCAGTCTAGTCAAGCTCAGGCGCTAGGTCAGATGTTGGGTTTAGATGATAACGAATTAAAGCAATTTAGTGCTATGTCTCCTGATGCTCAAAAGCTTTATGTAGAGAATATGACTAAGAATAATGCTATAGATCAGAAAACACTAAAAGCACAAAACGACGAGAAAGAAATTATTAAGTTACTTGGTTTGGGAAATCCTACTGATCCATTGCAGCAACCAGATGTTGGACAGGGACAACCTACTGAACAAGGATTTAATTTAGTCGATTCTCTTGGAATACAACAGCCTGCAGTAACTCCACCGCAACAACCTGCAGTAACTCCACCGCAACAGCAGAAAAGATATACTCAAGATGAGATTAATAAAGTTACATTAATTAATCCAAATGCTGGAAGAATTATGCAAGCTCAGAACGAGGCTTTGGCTAAAGAGAAACAAGCAAATGCTGATAGAGAAAATAAGGCATTCGAAAGAAAAGCTAATTTAGCTAATGAAGCTAATAAAACTTATTTTAGTAATATTTCCGCAAGAGCTGAAGCCTTACCGCAAAAACAAGCTGCGTTAGATTACATGGTTGAATCTATAGGGAAAACCGACTTAGGTTATTTTTCTCCAGATAATATAGCTAATATGACTGGTATTGAAGCGTTAAGAACTCCCGGAGGAGCTCAGTTTATATCTTCAGGTAAAGAATATTTCCTTGGAAGTTTAAAGAGGGCAGGCAGTCGCCCAAACCAATGGATCGAGCAACAAATACAGCAAATGTTACCTAAAATCGGAAGGTCTAAAGAAGCTAACTTAACAGTAGCTGAATTATTAAAAGTTGAAAATGCTATTGAAGAAAAACAAATAGCATTAACATATCAACTATCAGATCAATTAGAAGAAGAACTTGGATATACTCCTCGTGACTTACCTCAGCGTGTTAATGAGCGATTAAAACCTTTCGTAGAAGAACAGCAGAAGCTATTAGAATCTAGACTAAGAGATATTTCTGGAGAAGGCAAGCTTAATAAAGTAGAAGATGGTACCCCTATTACTCAAGATATCATTAATAATCTAGCGAAAAAGCACGGTAAAAATAGATCAGCAGCTAAAAAAGAAGCAAAGGAGTTAGGTTATGTCTTTGCTTAGTTTTGACGACACTTATAACAGTTCTTTAACTGAACAACCGAAAGAACTTAGTTTCGATGATTCATATGATAATTCTTTAAAAAAAGGGTTAAAGTCTAAAAAGATCATCAACCGTGGTCAATTCTCTTTCGCGGAAGGAGATGACAGGCAGATTTTGCGTTCTTTGTCTAGAGCTGGAGAGACTATTGCTGGTTTGCCAGGGGATATCAAGTCGTTAGGAGAAACTGGAGCAGACTTTTTATTAAATAAATTAGGTCTTCCTACACCACAGCAAGAACCAAAAGTAAATTTGCCTACCTCAGCTGAATTGACGAACTTTATGAATGAATCTTTTAAAGGGTACCTTGCCCCACAAAGCGGCGGAGAACAGTTCGCTGATGAGGTTGTTTCTGATGCTACTTCTTTATTTGTAGGAAACAAAATTCCGACAAGTGGAGGAGCTGTAGCTAAAACATTGAAAACAGCCAAGCCATTTTTAGTTTCATTAGGTTCAAATTTAGCTAAAGAAGGTTCTGCTTTACTAGGAGCAAGCCCTGTTGTTCAAGAAACCGTAAAGCTTGGGACAATGTTTTTAAGTAGTTTAATTGGTAAACCATCAGTAAATAATTTAAAAGAAAATCTTTACAAAGATGCTAGATCTAAACTTCCTGAAGGAGCTGAGATATCCGCTAAAAGCCTTGAAAAAAACTTATCTAGTTTAGAAAAAAAACTGTTAGCAGGCGGTGATGCTCCTAGTAAAACTCCTATAAAAACTAAAATAACTGAAATTAAATCTAAGATAAAAGATGGTAAGATAGCTATTGAAGAATTACAGGCATTTAAACAAGACGTAAACGAAATTTCAGCAGGTATTTCTGACACTAAAAATGTGAAATTAAAGCTTAAAAGCAATGTAAATGAATTAAGAAAAAATTTAAGATCATCAATATCAGAATATGGAAAAGAAAATCCAGCTTTTATTGAATCATGGAATAAAGCAGAAGAAGTACACGGTGCTATTTCACAAAGCCAGAAAGTTAGAGACACAATATTAAGTTCCCTAAAGCAAAACCCAAAGTTATCTTTGATTGGAGCAACTGGATTGGGAATTAAAACTGGCGGCGCTGCCGTTCCAGCTCTTGCTGGCGCTAGCGCTACAATGCTAACAGGTGAATTTATAGCTAAAGCGATGAAAAGTCCAACGATTAGAAAGCATTATGGTAAAGTTTTAGCTTCTGCATTAAAAGATAATACACCAGCGTTAACGAAGAACTTATACGCTTTAAATAGAGCGGTTGAGAAAGAAGGATTCAGCGATGATTAATTAAATTTATCAAATCGCACGGAATACTCCATTCATAATCTTTGATTTGATTGGAGATGGATAGTGCTTTTTAATTTGACTTAATGTTAACATATCTGTTACAATAGTGTCATGAAAAAAGTTAATAA